CCGCTAACTTATTGCCTTCGGGTACTGTCGTACCTGATGCCGAAAAGAACATACGGGATTATTTACTAAAGCAAAAAGATGTAAACGGCAACAAACTATATAGCGATACGGATATTGAGTATGCAGTTAAGGGGAGTAAGTAAATTGGAAAGAACATTATTAAAAATAAGCAAATGGACTAGATTAAAAGAGGGCATTCATACTGTTTGCCCTAAATGTAGTTTAGGTTTTTTGCTAAATAAGCGACATATTATAAGCGATAACGGAGAAGTGAACCCTAGTTATTTATGTCCACGATGTAATTTCCATACTTATATTACTTTAGAAGATTGGAGCAAAGATGCCACTAGCTAAAACAAGAGCCGAAAGGCAAAGACAGGGAGCTTTAGACACCGCAAAGAAAATGCGGTTAGAAATCCCTTTTGCTAAAGATATCAGGCGTATACTTAAAGCTATATCAGATGACTTTTACAACGAATATATACGTAGTGGCTCCGTAATAGACGTAAACGCATACGCAGATGACCTTAATGCTGCTTTAAAAAAGAATTATCGCAATATAGCTAATAAATTTAAGCGTAATTTAAGAACGGATAAAAGTATTGATATGGAAACGAAAGGCGTTGATGAGAATATAGAAGGTAGCTTGAAACAATATATTGACGTACATTCGGTTAAGCAAACTGGCTTAATTTTAAATACAACAAAAGAATTACTTAACAAAGATTTGCAGGATAGTATTATAGCATTGTCGGAAAGCGGACAGGATTTGACTAATGAAAAAGTAGCTGATACAACGTGGAAAAAGAACTCTGCAAGGGTAGCAGGCAGGGCTAAAACAATTGCAGAGACTGAAACGCAGAATATGTCTGAAAAGACTAAGCAAACTGAAGCAGATGAATTGGTTATTGCAGGGGCTATAATAGCTGGTATAGCCATAACGCAACTATTAAAAAAACGTTGGAACTCACAGCTTACAGAGAGAACACGTTTTCCACACGCTGTTGCTGATGGGCAAGTAAGAAATATCACGCAGCCATTTATGGTTAACGGTCAATTACTTATGTATCCTGGTGATACTTCTTTGGGTGCATCTGCGGGAAATACTGTAAATTGCCGTTGTTGGGTAACTTATGAAACTTAAGGAAATAATATGCCATTTATAAATTATCACGCATTTAGATTAATAGACCCTAAAGAGTTTGAAAGTTTTAGATATGAAAAGGATAAATTTGCAGACGGAATAGACGCAGTTTGGGGAATTAGAAAGAACGGAAAAGTTGATTTACATACGATACGATTTTTAGCAAGTAAATGGACTTTTAAACGAGCAAAAAAATGGATAAAAGACCATAATTTTAAACCAATTTTATCTGAAGAAGCTACAGGTAAAAATTATTTAGGAGATGAATTTATGAACAATATGCAAGTAAAAGTATTGCCGATGTCTGATTTTAAGGCAATAGAAGAAAACGGAAAACTAACTATTAGTGGATATGCAAATACTAAAAATAAGGCAGATAGATATGGCGATATTCCAACTGTGTTTAGTGATAAAAGAGACTACGTTTACGAATTAAAAGAGTTTAAGAAAAATCCTATTATGCTAATGAACCATAATAATAAAGTAGAAAGCATCGCAGGCAGTTATCCCGAAGTTAAGGAAGACGAAAAGGGATTATTTGTAAAAGGCGTATTTTCGGATAGCGATTTGCCTGAAATAAAACACGCAAGGCAGGTATATGGAGAAGGACACGCCAAAGCGTTGTCTATTGCGGGTAGATTTTACTTTGAAGACGAAAAAAAACCTAACAATTTAACTTTAGCAGAGATATTTGAAATATCACTTGTAGCAATAGGTGCTGACGATAATGCTTTGGTAACCGCAGAAAAGAAATGTTTAGAAAATTTACAAAAAAGGGGAATGTTAAAAGAAAACTTGACAGATGATTACAATAAAAAGGCAGTAGTAAAAGAAGACACTAAAACAGTACCCTCATATCAAAACTTTACTTTATCTAGCAGGGAAAAAGAATGGAGTGCAACGGAAGCTACTAAAAGAGTTAGGCAGTTTACCGATAGCGTTGATGAGCCATCAACCGAATATAAAAAAGCATTCTTTTACTTTGACCCTGAAATGGACGACAAATTCGGTGCTTACAAATTGCCTTATGTAGATATAGTTGATGGTAAAATGGTGGCTGTATTTAGAGCATTAGCTGCTGTAGCTGGTAGATTAAATCAAACTCAAATCCCTGCAACTGATAAAGACAAAATAGTAAGTCAAGTAAATAAATATTATGCCAAAGCACGTGAGGCATACAACGACCCTAATGTCATAAGCCCTTTTGAAAGGGAGATGACGCCTGAAAATTATAAAGAACTCAACATAATCTTAAAAGACAAATTTGATTTAGGTAGAAAAAAAAGAGAGGCAGTAATTGCCTGTGTCAAAAAAGCACTATTAAATGACGATACTTTTGCTAAAGAATTTTTAAAAGAAAAGTACCCTAATTTAGTAGAAAATCTAAAAGTAATAAAAACAGTTTTAGAAAAAATCGGTTAGTGAGTAACTGGTTTGGGTTTTTAACCTAAATAAAACTAAAAAATTAAAAAGGAGAATTAAAATGGCAGATGAAAAAAAAGAAGTATCTACAATAGAAGTTAAAGAAAAAGATGTAAACGGTTTAGTTAATGAAGTTAGAGAACTTGCCGAAAAGAAGGATAAAGACTGTTTAGATAAGGCAAAGGAAGCTAAACTTGATGCTAGATTAGATGCTATGGAAAAATCTAATCAAGAGCTTATGCTTAAACTTGCTAACGAAGAGAAGGTAAAAGAAAAAATGCAGGAAGATTTTGATGTTTTTGTAAAGAAAATGACAAGACTTCCAGCAGGTGCAAGTGAAAGCAAATCTGATGAGATTGCAGAAAATTACAAAAAATCTTTTAATGACTTCGTACAAAAGAAAATCTCTCAAGAAGAGATGTTACGTAAAAGTTCGGAATATATTCAGAAAAAAGGATATTCAGTTGACTTCAATACCGCAGGTGGTTTTTTAGTATCGCCTGAATTTTCTACTGAAATAATTAAAAAGATAACTGAAATATCTCCTATAAGAAGTTTAGCAAGAGTTAAATCTATTGTTAAATCTTCAACGAAAATAAGACGCAGAGAAACTTTACCGACTGCATTTTGGGTTGGAGAGAGAAAGGAAACCACAAAAAGCAACGCTACTTATGGATTACGTGAACTAACTCCTAAAAAACTAGGAGCATCTGCTGATGTTACTTTAGAACTTTTGCTTTCATCTGATTTTGATATGAAAAGCGAAGTATCGGCAGACGTTGCAGAAGCATTTGCATTATCTGAAGGCATTGCATATACGACTGGTAACGGTGTAGAAAAACCATTTGGTTTTATGCAAGACGCAGATGTTGAAATAGTAAATAGTGGAAGTGCGTCAGCTATAACTGGAGACGGCATTGTTGATTTGGCAACTGCTTTAAAAACTGGATATAACGGTATTTATCTGTTAAATCGCACAACACTTGGGGAAGTTAAAAAGCTAAAAGATGGCAACGGTAGATACATATGGGTATCTGGTGGAGATTTAGCTTCAGGTAACCCATCAACCATAAACGGATATCCTTATATGGAAATACCCGCAATGGCAGATGTAGCAGCTAATGCGTTCCCTATTGCTTTTGCTGACCTTAAAAGAGGTTATCAAATAGTTGATAGACAGCTTATGTTTATGGCGCAAACTGATAATAAACTTGTTTCGGATGGTGCACAGGAATTTATATTTTTCAAAATGACTGATGGACTTACTGTATTACCTGAAGCAATTAAAAAGCAAAAAGTTGCTGCTTAATTATTGATATAAAAATGTGAGGGGGATTTAATTATCCCCCCACAAAACTAAATAAATAGGAGATAATAAAATGGCTGGATTTGATGAAAAGACAATAATTCTACAAAAAATAGCTTTAAATATACAAGCTATAATTTCAGATACAACAACTGCGGGAACTGAAATAGATATGCAGGGATTTGAAGCATTAACCCTCATATTGCACGCAGGTGCATTATCAGACGGTACTTATACAATGTTAGTGCAGGAAAGCGATGTATCAGGTTCGGGATATACCACTGTTGCATCTGCTGACTTGGTGGGTACTATAGCAGCACTAGATACTTCTAATACCACTTTAAGAATAGGTTATGTAGGCAAAAAACGCTACGTAAAATTAAGCGTTGTGTCTGCGACTACTTCAAGCGGTGGAACTTTGGGAGCATTAGGTATTTTAGGTAGACCTAAAAAAGCTGAAACAGCTGCTTCTTAAGGAATTAATCATATGCTAAAAATGCTGAAAGAAAGTAAATGGAATATAGAAAACAGATTGGTAACTTTTGAAAAGGGAGAAGTTATAGAAGATACCGATGTACCTATATTTATTTACAACGATATGATTAATGGCGGGATAGCAGAATATATATCTAACGAAAAATCTGTAAAAGATTTGGATAACAAATCTATAGATAAAAAGGATATAGAAAATAAATCTGTTAAACCTAAAAAAAGAGGCAGACCTTTTAAAATTAAAAGGAAGGGAGGTAAATAATGCCTAGTGTACTAAATTATTTTGAGCAACCAAAAGATGCTGCAAACGTAGATAATGTGCTTAATTTGGAAGGGACTGTTAATTTTAGCGGAACTTTACAGTCTACAGTTATTCCTAATGCACAACTTGTTACTGTAACTTTAGCCGAAATAAATGCAGGTAAAGAACTTATCCCTGCCGTAACTGGAAAGCAAATAAGAATACTTGACATTGACGCTAAAGTAGCAGGTAACTTTGCAGCGGGAACATCTGTGGAAATAGAAGACAGTAACGGTACGCCTGTCGTATCTTTACAATATGCAGTCGCCGCATTGACTGATGGTGCTTTTTTAGAAGCAGATACCGCTAACGTAACCATAGGAGCAGGTTATTTAGCTGACCTTACGATAAGCAAAGCATTGAGAGTTGAAAAGACTGGCAGTGATTTTACTGGCGGTACTAGTATTACTCTGATGATTTCTTATCAGTACGTTTAAGTAAATTTAATGATTTGGGAGCGTAGTTTATGACTTATAATTGCTTGAGATATAAAGATTATCAGTATAAGGCGTTAAAACGACCTGCTACGCTTCCGTTATCATTAGAAAATGTAAAATCGTTCCTAAAAGTTACTACAAGTACACAGGATGACTTAATAAAAACCTTGATTAATTCCGTTGCTAATTATGCTGAAAGTTTTATGAGTATAGAGTTAATCACAAAGCAATTTAGAACATTTAGGGATAATTTATATTTTCCTATAGAGTTAAGAAAATCTAAACTGGTACAAATTGATAGCATAAAGTATTTAGATACCGACAAAGTATTACAGACTTTTGCAGATACTAATTATTACAGCGATTTTAATAACTTCTATTCGCATATTTATTTAGAAGATGACGCAAATACTATGAACATACAACTTGCCGATAGGTTTGATAATGTGCAAATAGATTTTTGGGCTGGTTTTGGAGTGGCTATTGCAAGTCTATCAGGGAATGGAACACTAGTAACAGTTACCACATCGGATAACCACTACTTTGCTACCGATGACATCGTAAACATCAGCTATGCGTCAAATACTGGCTTTAATGGTAACTATAAAATCACTGTAACAGGCGATAAAACTTTTACGTATGCAAACACGACAAGTGCGAGCGAAACTGCAAGTAATGTGTTCGTAAGTTTCATCCCAAATGATTTGAAGTTGGCAATGTACAATCACATTAACCGAGTATTTATGAATAGGGGCGATTGTGATGCAGGAAATAAATCAGCTTGCGATTGCGCTAGTCAAATTAACTTACCCGCAGAAACTTTGCAGGTATATAATATGTACAAAAATATAGAAATAGGAATAGATTAATGCCCGAATGTAAAAAAATAAGAACTAAAAAAAGGCAAGTTTGCACAGGCGATTTAATGCACGAAATTAAGCTCTACGATAGGACAATAAGCAGAGATAATGACGGTTCTGTAGATTATGATTTAACTTTTGATAACGAATTATTTGCTTGGGCGGCTATTACTACTTTACCAAAAGGACAGGATATATTTAACGGGGCTAATTTACTAGGTGTAGCAACGCATAGAGTTGACATACGGCATATAGAAGGTTTAACAGCTGAAAAGTGGATACAGTTTGACAATAGGAATTTTGACATTTTAAGCGTAGAAAATTTAGATGAACGTAAAGAATTTCAATCATTGTATTGCAACGAGCGAGGCAGTAAGGATAATTTAACTAATTTTAAAGGTGTGTAATGGAAATTAGAGCAAAAGGATTAGAGCAATTAAAAGCATTATCGGGTATAGATAGAGAAATGAAAGCAGGTATCCGATTTGGGCTTTATAATTTTGCAGATAAATTACGCAAAGATATCAGGGCTGAAATTTTAAGTAAAAACAAAACTGGTAGAACTTATTTAGTTAGACGGGGTAAATCTAGAAGAAAACATCGTGCATCGGCAATAGGTGAAGCACCCGCAAATCTATCAGGCAATTTAAGGGCATCAGTCGGTTACGATGTTAAAGGCGTAGATATGCGTATCGGATATCGTGAACAATCACTAAAAGGAAACCCAGTTAAATACGGAAAACGCCTTGAAGTAGATTTAAAAAGAAACGCTATTGAGCAGGCAATAGATAAAAACGCAAGTGATTTTAAAGACTTCATAAAAAATGGCGTACACGATAAAGTCGTTAGAAAAATACAACAAGGTAAGCGATAATGAAAGCAGAAGAGATAATACAACAATTAAGCAGAACGCTACCATTTATAACCGATAGTTTTACGGATAATATAAGTATATCCTCTTTGGTTAGAAGTGGCAGTACCGTTACGGCTACGTCTGCATCAGTTCACGGCTTATCTACTAATGATTATGTCTTTATTAAAGGTGCATATAGCCCAGTCTCCATAACAAGTGCCGTAAGGACTGGCACGCAGGTTAAATGCACTACTGCTACCGAACACGATTTGACAGTT